GTAGCGTATAGATTTATTGTTATTGCACTTCCAGCACTTCCTCCATGAGTATATAAGTAATCTCCTTGAACTGTTAATAGCTCAAACTGTTGGCTTGCTCCACTATTAATGTCTGCTTCAAAAAGTGCTTTCCATGCGTTGTTTGTAGAACCTGTAGAATTTGCGTCTGTTATTTCAGTAGAGCCGTTATATAATTTAAACCGACTCATATATTGAGTTGTAGTAGCATTATTTACGCTATAAACTGCATTTACTACTATTAGAATCTTACTGTTATTGGAACTTGGCGTGATAGTTGCAGATAAACCAGTTGCTTGAAAATCCGTACTAGCTGAAATACTTTGTCTAGTTTTTAAATGTGAATTAACAATTTGAACTATTCCACCATTCGCACCACTTGTTAGACCACCAGCAGGAACGATTGAATTGACTTTTAATTGGCTCATGCTGCTACCTCCTTAAGAGTCATAGTGCTGGTAGAGTTGTATTGAGTATTCCCATAATATCCATTCAGTTTTACGGTATTTGAACCACTGTGGATTCTCCATTGCAACTTGTAAGTAGTTGAACTTGTTGTAGATGGACTATCAAGAAATTCATAATTCATATTTAACATTCTGTCTTCACCCGACCAAAGCTGTGTAGTTGAAGGGTAGACATCAGTAACAGTAGGTTGAGCTATGTTAGTGCTTCCACGAACTAAATTAACTATGATGACAGGATTGTGATTACTTGAAAGATGTATACCAAAACTAACTAAAACTTTATTACTGCTTGATGTTGGTGTTATTGTTGCGTTCATTCCAGTTATATCGGAAAAGGAAGTTGAAGTTGTTGTTGTTGTATCACCCTTAAAGGTTTGTACAACTTGCAATATTTTCCCGACATTGCCAATATCAGCATTACCAGCGACATTAGTAATAGTGTTGGCTCTTAATATACTCATGGCTTAGGATTTGCGTCTTTTACAGCTTTGATATGTGTAGCCCATTCTCCAGTTGTGTCTAATTTGCCAGCAACCAAATCTTTGTATAACATATCAAGTTGATCTCCAAAAGAAGCGTAATATGTACCAGTTTTTGTAAACCCTGTACCACCTGTTCTATCAGTTTTGTACTTAACAGCAGCAGCTTCGGCATCTAAAGTGGTTCGTGCAGCATCTATCAGAGATTGATCTAAAGTTACAGAATTGCCGTCTTTATCAACCGCACCAGCACCATCATCAATAGAAACTACTGTCCCTGCATATGCTTTGTAAATTGCTTCGTGATCTAAAGCCATAATCAGTTTTTTATTAAATTATACATGGAAGTAATCATGCTGACACCTCCATTACTGTTATTGAAGATGCAGGAGTTGTTCTATAAACATTATCGGTATCATCTCTAGCTCTATTTACATACCCATCACCTGCATTAAGTTGACATTGAATTTTATATGTTATCGCTGATGTTGTGGCAGGTGAATCTATATACATAACGTGCATTTGTTGAGGTGTACGATTAGCCTCACTTGGGTCAGGAACACCGCCAATAACTGAACTTGTACGGGTTCTGTTACTGCCTCTTTGATCGCCTCTATAAATATTTGTTGAATCTCTTAAAAGAAAAAATGACATTTGAACATTCTCACAGGATGCTTTCACATCATAGGTAACAAGTATTTTACTAGTTGAACTTGTTGGAGTTATGGAAACAGAAAGACCAGTAACGTCAGTTGCACTTGTGCTTGTTGTAGAAAACGTGTCTGTTTTAACTGTTTGTTTCATCTGTATTATTCCACCGCCACCACCTGTAGGTACACCTGCTACTGGAATTATGCTGTTGACTTTGATTTGGCTCATAGGTTTATTATATACACTTTTATACTACAGTCCATGTCTCTCCAGCACCAACTGTAACTGTAACTCCGCTTTGGATAGTTATAGGGCCAAAACTTCCTGCATTTTTACCATTTGAGACTGTATAGCTTTGCGTAACAGTTTGGTCATTTTCCCAAAATATTTCATCTGAATTTCCGCCTGAGCTTCCACCTTGAGCACCTGCTCCAGCAGCAGCCCAACTTAACGTACCAGAAGCATCAGATACAAGAGCATAACCAGAAACCTGAGCATCTTCGTCAGGTAGAGTCCATGTAATATTGCTTGATACACTTGCTGGTGCTCTAAAACTTACATAATTATTTCCGTTTGTACTGGCTTCGCTAAATCTCAGTGAATTTTGCCCCTGGAGCGTTAAGCCGTTAGCGTCAAATAGCATTTGCTCTTCATTAGCAGAAGCAAAGGCCATTATATCTGAGGATTTTCTAAATAATCCTAAGTTTTGATCGCCATCAAAACATAATGCAGGTGCAGTTTTATCGGTAGTGTCGTCAAGTAATAATTGACCTGTCATTGGTGCTACAGAATTATCAGGATTTTTTCCTGATCTCGGTAGTAGACCTAAATTGGCTTGATTTATATTTCCAACTTCTGTAAGACCATTACTAGAATTTACTATCTTTAGATCATTTGTATCACTTCTAAGAAACCACATTCCTGTCGCACGTTGACCAGTAGTTATATCTGAGTCTTTTGAATTACTTGATTGCAATGCTTTTAAACAAGCCTGTATATCTAGCCTTACATTCTGACCAGAAGCATTATCAATAGTAAAATCTGTTACATCACTCATAACTAATTACTTTTTGCCTCCATTCTACCCTCCTTTGCCAAAACCAACAGCACTGTAGGTAAAATCTCTGCTTATATTAGCACCACTTGAGTTTTTGAAGTGAATTATAAATTGAGTCCCAGATATGTTGCTGTCATCTAACTCATAAAAGTCTCCTGTTGCCATGTTTTGAGGAGAAATACTAACAGAAGGTTTTGGAATACCTGTAATGCTAGACGTACCAACAAAAAATGGTGCTGCGAAAGAAACTGTTTTTGCTCCTAGTCCAGATGTAATCTTGCCCGATTGTTCAGTTCTTGATGGCATTTCTGCTGAGTAACCTAATTGCTGCACTAACATATTTTGAGCAGGATCACTGGTTTCTAATGTTGTCTGGAATTGAAAGGCTCTTCCTTTAAATGTTCCATTCGCAAAAGTATTAAAGTTTATACCACTAAAATCTGAATTTGCGTATGACGAGCCACTTGGGGCAGCAGTCGTTGTTCTTACCGCTAACTTAGCATTTGCACTATCAGCAGCATCTCCATCCCAATCAGGCCAATCATTTACTAAACCTGTTCTATTATCAAACAAATTTGAAGGATAATAACCAGCACCCTGGAAATGCCTTTTTAACACAAGAGAAAAAGTGCCTTCAAGATCAAGAATATCTGCAAAAGTATATGTTCCAGTTGCTTTAGTAGCAGGACTTGTAATCGAAATATTACTTAAAATTAACCCGCCTTTAGTTGAATCATATTGAGTGTTGCTAAATAGACTACTTGTTCCACTGCTAAACGGAGGGGTATCGGTATCTTCTCTATCCGTTTTAACAGTAATAGAATCAAGGATCTCAACGAGGGATAAATTTACACTAGCTGCTGTCGCACTAAATCTACCTCCGTCATCTTGAAACTTAAGAATATACGTTCCAGCTAATGCAGGAACAATCGCTTCAGTTGAATTTCCAGCTACAGCTTGAATAACATCCTGTGCTGACTGGAAAGTAGCAGAGTTTCCTGTTAAGTTGGTATGTCTTATATATACTCGGCCACCATGCAATACGTCTGCATTAGTTGATTGGTCAAATCTTAATCTTACAAACTGTTCATTTATCGGTTCAACCGTTAAATTACTTACATCGTCTGGAATACCTGATTTACCTTCAGTAGATATTCGACCCTCTAATGCAGAACTTGATATTTTTAATGATGGGTTGTAAGAGAATACTCGAATATCATAAAAACCTTTCTTAGTATCCATTATTTCAAAGTCTGTTCCAAACACAATTTGTGTCACAAAATTATCTGTAGCTCCTCCTCCTGCATCAAAACGGTAACTTAACTGATATTGGCTTACTCCTTGTGGCTGTTCAAGGGGTGTTCCATCACTTGCTATTACAGTTTCAGTAGGTTCTTTCCAGGAAAGTATTAATTTACTTCGTGCTACCCCATTTATAACAACTGTTTTTTCTTGACTTTTTAAAGTTGTTGGAGCGTTAACAGGTGCATTTAAAAGAGATATTTTTCTCTCAGGTAAGGCAGTACCATTTTCAATAAAATTGTACTTATCCTCAACATAAGATAAAGCTGAAATTACATAGTTAATATCGTCTTGTTCTTCTACTTGAATTACTCTAAATAGTTGAGTTTGTAAAGTTGTACTTGATATTAGATAAGGAGCGTTTGTAGGAGGTGCTAGAGAAAAAGCAGAACTTACTGTTAAAACTGCTCCCGTAATATCAGATATAGTTCTTGATTCAACCGATCCATCAGACAAAACAACGCTAATTGTTGGTGCATCATTTAATGCAGGTAAAGTTGTTTGAGCTTCTGCATCAATAGTTATAGTTGTAGTGGTTGCAGACACAACACGACCACCTCTTCTGGCTCCTGCTCTTACTGGATCGTTTATTTCAATAACAGAACCAGGTCTGACTACAATTCCTGAGTCTATAGATGTCGAGAAAGTAACAGTCTCACTTTCATTTTGTTCAGCAAAAAGTATTGCACGACCTAATCTTGCAGCTTGATTACGAGATGTACAAGCAAATGCTTTTACCTGTTTTACTATCGTTCCAAGTTTTGATATTGCCGTTGCATCTTCTACTACTTCAAAGTCCACTTCTTTTGAATCCATATTGAAGTAACTGACAGAAACAACACTATGTCTAGTTTTTAAACTACTTCCTGAGTATGCAAATCCACCTTCGCCTACGTTGGCTAAATTAAATAAATAACTTGCTGTAGTTGGCTTGTCTTGAGATATGGTTACAGAACCAGCAGACCATATTGGCATACATCTCATGACACCAGATAACTCATTTATTGCTGCAAATGCTTCTTTAGGACTTTGAATATTTACATTGCAACTAAATCTAGCTTCTTTTGTACCTGATTCATCTCCAGCATCCACTAACTCGTTAGCATACTTACTTGCAGCTACAAAACTAAATAAATCTAAATTACTGTCTGTAACATGATCTCCCAGACCATACCTCGTGTTTGTAAGTAGATCAAGCAAACACATAGCTGGACAATTTGTATAGGTGGCTGCTGCCATTACTCCGTTAAAAACGTAGCCTTTTGGATAGCGTATTCTTCCTGTAGCCAAATCAACATTTGGAGTTCCAGCAAAAGTACAATTCGATGTTGTGACGGTTTGAGAAGTAGTAGAGGTTAAAGTAAATGAATTTGCATCAGGTACAGTTTGAATTACAAAAGTACCATTTACTCCAGCACCAGAAGTCGCAGTAAACACTACTGATTCGCCAACAAGTAGACCATGATTATTATTATTAACGGTGACAACAGTAGTTGATTGTGTATAAGTTGCAGATACTACAGAAGCACTTGCTCCAGGTATTCTTACCTTTACACCTCTAATTCGATACTTTCTAGTTGGAACACGATTAAATTGTTTACTATCCAAACGAAGAGCAACATAAGCACTATTTGGATAAGTTGAATTGTTATCAATAACTTCCTGAAGACTTACGAACTCAAAAGAATTTTGTCTTTGGGTGTCTGTGCTATCTGGAGTAATACGCACTACCCTTATATCTACAGTGGTAAATCCACTTGTTAAATCTATTCTGTGATCTCTAGCATAAGCATCAGCAGTTCTACCACTGACAATCGCTCTAACTTTAGTAACGTATCCTCCCGAATCATGTTGAATCTGAATTGCATACTGAACGGTATCTCCTCTAACATCTCCATCATCTTCTAAAAGCTGAATTTGAGGCCAGCTTAAAGTTACAATAACAGCGTCTACATCTGTGTTTGTAATTTGTCTAGTAACAGCACCACTTAAACCAGTAGTCTGAGCAGTCCATGTAACTCCACCATCAGTTATTGTCTGTCCAACAGTTGCCGTTGCAAAAGCAGCAGGTTCAGTTGTTCCAGCTTGTCCTGCAACTGTACATTTAAATGAAATCTCAGGTGTTGTACTTGCATTAAGACTGCTGGTTACTATTTGATTAACTGTATAATTTTTTCCAGTTACAGTTGTTGTTGTTGAACCGTCAGAATTTTCAGTTGTTGTACTAACAGTTGTCCAAGCGGTAGCTAAATCATTATTTTCAACTTCGACTTGAACAGCAGTGGGTGATCTGCTTTCATCAATATTTGGAATACCACTCATTGCAGTTTGGTTTGACGTTCCAAATTTAGATTTAAAGGTTACATCTTGAAAATTAAAGTCAGCTTCATTGGGACTAGCACTTGTAGCAGTTGACTGAAGTACGGGTGTGTCATCAAGAAATACATCTTTTAAACTTGCATTTTCATATGCTGTTGTTCCTTTTGTAAGACCTTCTTTTGATGCACTTGCAAAACCTTCTATCTCTCCTTCAGATATTAAATCTTGAACAGTAACAAACTGTCTACTATGTAAAGTATCAGGAGCACGATATGGAGGTGGGGGTGGTGAAGGTCTACCACCAGCACCCTTAATAATTTTAG